ACGACCTTGACAGCATCAGCCTTGCGATATGGAAGAAGGAGAACGACGGACTGTACTTCAACATACAGTCCAAGGACCAGATGGGGGACATAGCGTTCAACGCTCTGGGCATAAAGCCGATCTCCCACACGGACAGCGGGAAGCCCCAGTTCAACGACGAGCTGGTGCAGAGCATAGCCGAGGAGCACTCCTGGGCAGCAAAGCTCCGCGTGTACTCTAAGCTGTTGAAGATAAAGTCGACGTACATGGATCGCTTCCTGGACGCGCAAGAGGACGGCAGGTACTACTTCTACTACAAGCAGCACGGCACGGTGTCCGGACGGTACGGATCCGATGCGCAGCAGCTTCCGAGGGTGAAGGAGGAGGGGGACGGCGATCCGATAGTCATAGAGTACAACAACCTGGTCAGGGCGTTCTTCATATCCGGCGAGGGCAACAAGTTCATAGACTGCGACTACGAATCGCTGGAGCCACACGTGTTCGCCCACGTATCGGGAGACGACGGTCTGAAGGACATCTTCCGAAACAACTGGGACTTCTACTCGACCATCGCGATAAAGACCGAGAAGCTGCACCAGTACTCTCCGGACAAGAAGGCGGAGAACTTCCTCAGGAAGCACGCTCCGAAGCTGAGGAACAAGGCGAAAGCATACGCGCTGGGCATACCGTACGGCATGGGTGCGTACGCGCTCGGGCTCACGCTGAAGATATCACAGAAGGAGGCGCAGGTGCTGGTGGACGGATACCTGGACGGGTTCCCCGAGCTCAGGAATTGGATGGACCGATCGGAGGAGGATGCGCAGCGCTACGGATACGTCAAGACGCAGACGGGTCGAATCCGACACCTGGACAAGGTGAAGAAGATCTACGACACCCTCGGCGATTCCATAACGGACTGGCAGGTGCGGAAAACCTTGGCACAGCAGTACGGGAAGGACAAGGTCCTGAACATATACAGGGACTACGTGAACGGCATCAACAACGCAAAGAACGTGCAGATCCAGGGACTCTCGGCATCGATAGTGAACCGCGCAGCGATAGCGATAAACCGAGAGCTCAAGAAGAGAGGCATAAATGGTTGGGTGTGCGCTCAGATCCATGACCAGATAGTAACAGAAGTGCCTGAAGAACACGCAGAAGAGTGCGCAAAGATTGTACAGAACTGCATGGAGAACACAACAAAAATCAGCATAGATCTAAAAGCGCCACCAGCAATATCTAAAAATTGGCGCGATGGACACTAAAATATAAAGTTATGAAAGCAAAGCTACTAAAGAAAGTAAGGAAGCGTTTTGAGATATACCATATGCCAGATGGGTTTATACTCAACAGTCGCCATTTTGATTACAATTTATTTAAACTGGTTGATAAAAAGGATTACGGAGGTTGGGTAACCGTCTACGCTCAATTGGGAAGAAGAGAGGACGGCAGCAAGTTTTGTCATGAAGTTTTTAATACCAAAGAAGAGTGCATCAACTATTTAAAATCTAGAATAATTAAGAGATTGAGAACGGAGGGACACCAGCAGAGAAAAGATAATGTAATTCAAAAAGCTCAAATAAAGGTATGGCACATTTAAAAGAAGAGATACTCAAAGGAGTCAAGTATGAGACCTGGCCTAAAAGGATTGTAGGAGGCCAGCAGACAAACGGACCAATCAGAAACGGTGTCAGAGCATATCATGATGACTTTGCATTTGAGGTGTGTTGTCAAGACTTCAGAACTCAGCTACAGAACCAAGAGATGTGCTATCAGGCATTTGAATTATTCGTAGATATTTACTTAACAAAAACAGGACAAAAATAAAGTTATGAAAATCAAATACTTAAAAAAATTACGCAAACGATACAGCTGGACTTGGATACCACCTGTCATTGATGAAAGAGTTCCAGGACTTGATGAGCCAGGTTATTGGAGAATATTAGATCATAAGCAAAAGAAAGTGGCTAATTGGTATCATGCTCATAACTTCATAGCATCGACTCTAGGCTTTGAAACATCGATAGATTATGATCATAGGCTTAGAGATCGTATTCAACTTGTAGAGTATAGAAAATATCTAAAACAGGATAAAAAATAAAGTTATGAAAAATCTAATCATTATCGCAGCACTGTTACTCGCATCGTGCTCACCAAAGTTCAACAAAATTAAGACTACAGACTACGAGTTCTCAATCTGGACTGTCGTAGAGAAGTACGAAGTTTACGATACAGGATGCGTCTACTATTGGAATCGAGGCAGGAACTCATTCATAGACGATTGCAATAAGTACAATGTAGGAGACACAATAAAACATCAATAATATGATAGGACCGATAATATACTTTACAGGTAGCATACTAGCCTACCGCAGAATGAAACGAGCTTGGTTAAATGATATAGGAGATCTTAATCCATGGAATAGAGTAGCCGTGTCTTTTTTAGCCGCATTCATATCTTGGCTTGGATTCATTATAGCGTATAGTTTAGACCCAAAATCGCCTTCGATAAAACCTCCAAAATGGTTATAAAAAAATATGCAAAAATATCTGAACGAAATATAATTTGCATATATTTATTAGTGAAACACCGATAATTTTGTTAGTCTTGGGAAAAAATCCCTTGAGAGGTTAAGGCCTCGAAAAGATTAGCAACATTGTTAAAAGCATAAAAAAGGAGAATCAAATGTTCACTACAACAGAAAAAATTGTATGGGGATCTTATGCAAGTCCAGAAGCCCATATCACATCAAAAAAGTCTAGACACAAGCTCTACGACGGAAAAAACATCTATCTCAAGGACGGCACAAATTTCGAGATAGAGCTATTCAATCCCACCTCAATAAAATATATGGCAAAGATCTGGATCAACGGTAAGCTGATCTCGACTTCTGGCATAGTTATCAATCCCGGAAGAAGGGAGTTCATAGAGAGGTTCATCGACGAGAATGCTAAGTTTGAATTCAAGACCTACGAAGTTGACAACGTAGAGGAGACAAAAGGCGCAAGAGAGAAGAACGGACTTGTAAAGATCTGCTTCTATCCAGAGATACAGAAGATAAACACTGGAGATCTAACTCCTAGGTATCCTCCAGTATTCTACGATAGCTACATATACTCAAGTCCGAATACTTCAACTACAATGAGTGTGTCAAGCTTCTATTCATCTACCTCAATATCAAAATCAGGCAATACTCTAAGGTTGGCAAAGATGAGTCTCAATGAGGCAAAGCCAGATTCTATAGAGACAGGTCGAGTATCACAAGGAGAAAAGTCAAGCCAAAAGTTCTCAACCACCACAGGGGACTTCTACCAATTCCCTTATTTCACATTCGAGTATCACCTGCTTCCAGAGTCTCTTAAAGCAATCGAGGCACAGGAGATCAGAAACTACTGTGGAGAATGCGGAATCAGAATCAAGAAATCAAACTGGAAGTTCTGCCCAAACTGCGGAGAAAAGTTATAGAAAAAATCTAATAGGTTATCGGTGTTTCATTTTACATACTGAAAAGAAAGGTTTCATTTTATCACAAAAAAGTAATACAATATAGTTATGGCAAGCATCAGCATAGACGTTGACATAGATATCGACGACATACTTCATTCAATCTGGAGAAAGAGCGACAAGATAACTCTGCTCGAAGGACTGCTCGATGATTTAGATCCAAAAGACGTGATATGGGTACTCAAAGATCACAAGAATTACGGGGATAAATCTAATCAAGTGAGAGCAGCGTTAACAGGAGACGATCACTCTTTCACTACTGCGTGTAATACTATCGCGGCAAACAGATGGAGAATGAATCTTGAAGATGAACAGTACATTTTAAATTTAGCAGACAAATTATAGACATGAACATTCAACCAAAAAATGGGTACATCGTAATGAAACCCACAGACACCTCAGAGGAGATGATCGGAAACATCATCCTGCCTGACATGGGAAAAGAAAGGCCAGAGACCGGAGAAGTCATCGCCACATCAGGGACTTACAACTACCACTCAGACAAGGTAATCCCATCGAGCCTTAACGTAGGAGACATCGTAATGATTCCTAAAATGGGCACAACAAAGATCAGCTTCGGCGGAGAAGACTATTACATCACAAAAGAAACAGAGGTATTAGGAGTACTAAGTTAATATGAGCACTACAAATAGCGTTTTCGGACAAGAACTCAAGGAACAACTCCTTGCAGGCATTGAGAAATTAAACAACACGGTATCTTCTACTTTGGGCCCTGGAGGTCGCACAGTGCTGATACGAGAACCAAACGGCGAGGTAAAAGCCACAAAGGACGGAGTCACGGTAGCAAAGGCATTCCTTAAACTGGAGAATGACTTCGAAGATCTTGGAGCACAAATGGTAAAGCAGGTATCAATAAAGTCAGCGAATGAGGCAGGCGACGGTACTACTACATCAACACTGCTGGCTACTCAGATGATCAAAGAGGGCATCAAGGCAATACGCCAAGGCACGAATGCAGTAGAGGTAAAATCAGGAATCGACAAGGCCGTTAGCATGGTCATAGAAGAACTCAAGAAGATCTCAGTCGATGTCAGCACAGAAGAGCAGATCAAGCAGGTTGCGATCATCTCAGGTAACAATGATCCAGAAGTGGGAGAGTTGATCTCAGCGGCAATCGACAAGGTTGGGCGCGAGGGTCTTATCACCATCGAGGAATCAAAGACCGGAGAGACTACACTGGAAGTGGTAGAGGGCATGCAGTTTGACCGTGGATATAAGAGTCCATACTTTGTAACAGACAACACTCTGATGCAGGCGGTAATGGAAGACACGTACATTTTGCTTTACGACGGTAGGATCAACTCGATGAACGAGGTAGTGCCATTCCTACAGAAAGCAAACTCAGAGAACAAATCGCTTCTCATCGTTGCAGAAGACTACGGAGACGAGGCACTGGCGGTATTGATTGTCAATAAGATGCGTGGCGTAGTAAAGGTAGCGGCAGTAAAAGCTCCTGACTTTGGAGATCGCAGAACGCTTCTTCTTGAGGACATGGCCATCTTGACTGGTGCGACTGTGATGTCAAAGAACAAAGGACACAAGCTCGAGAAGACAACTCCTGACGCGATGGACAAACTCCTTGGTAAAGCTAGGATCGTAACAGTGGGCAAAGAGGAGACTACGATCATTGACGGTAAAGGCGATGCAGAGGCAATAGTAGCACGTTCACAAGAGATCAAAGACCAGATAGACAATGCACAGTCATTCTTTGAAAAGGAGAAACTGCAAGATAGGCTTGGTAAACTCATCGGTGGAGTAGCGATCATCAACGTAGGTGGAAACTCAGAGATCGAGATGAAAGAGAAGAAAGACCGAGTTGAGGACGCGCTGCTTGCAACAAAGGCTGCGTTAGTAGACGGTATACTTCCTGGAGGTGGCGTAGCGCTTATCAAGGCGATCACGATGATGAAGAACAACACACTGACTTGGAAAGACAACGAAAAGCTTGGATTCCAGATCGTGTACGAAGCTTGTCATACTCCGTTTAAGAAGATACTCTCAAATGCTGGTATAGAAAACTGGTACGAGATCCTGCACGGAATAAACTCCAAGGACGATAAGTTCACCACATTCGACGCAAAGAACGGATGCATAGTGAACGGAATCGAGGCAGGACTTCTTGATCCTACAAAGGTCGTAACTTCATCTATCAAGAACGCAGCAGGCGTAGCAGGAACGATCCTTACAGTGGAGTCAGTAGTGCTTGAGAAGAAGTCTGACAAAGAAGACAACTCAGGAGATGGACTTCCTAATATGGCTGGAATGATGTAGATTATTTAAAAGGGTTGGATGGGGTGTTTGCTTCGTCCAACCTTTTAAAACAAAGTTACGAAATGAATATACTAGAAAGAGCAAGACAGATAGTCTACGACCGCAGCGAAGAGAAAGAACGCATGTACGGTCCGTTCGAACAGAGCATAGAGCTTGCAGCAAAGTTTGCATCGCTGCTATCCAAGAAGGAGATAACTCCGGAAGACATGTACCATTGCATGATAGGCATGAAGCTCTCCAGGCAGGCAAACAGCCACAAGGAGGACAACCTGCTGGACTGCGTAGCATACATGGCATCTCTCAACGATTACCAAAACAAAAAGCAAAATGAAGGTACAACTGACAAGAAAAGTAAAGCAGCCCGCAAGGGGAACGTCAAGAAGCGCAGGCATTGATTTCTACGTGCCGGAAGACTTTGCAAAGAGGGTGCTCCGACCGGGAGAGTCCGTGTTGGTTCCGTCAGGGGTGCGAGCTCAGATCCCGGAGGGATACATGCTGACAGCGTTCAACAAATCCGGTATAGCCACGAAGAAGGGGCTGGTGGTGGGAGCACAGGTCTGTGACGAAGACTACGAGGGCGAGATACACCTCCATCTATTTAACGTTTCGGATGCAAGCACGGTGATAGAGCCAGGCATGAAGCTGACACAGTTCATACTAGTTCCGGTCCTGTATGAAGACGTAGAGGTCGTTGAGGAGCTTCCGCTTAGAAATACAGAACGCGGAACAGGCGCATTTGGCAGCACTGGAACACACTAATAGCATGGGAGACATCAACTTATACGGATACGGAATAACCATAAAAATGTACACGCCAGAGGAGGTGAGAGCAATGACAAAGCTAGAGAAGTTCGACAACACGTACCTGAACATAGCAAGAGAGATCTCTGGGCTGTCTCATTGTGAACGGGCCAAGGTGGGTGCTGTGATAGTTAAGGACGGAAACATAATAGCGTTCGGATACAACGGGACCCCTGCGGGCATGGACAACTGCTGCGAGAGGGACAACGTGACCAAGCCAGAGGTGATACATGCGGAGATGAACGCGATACTCAAGGCCGCAAGGTCGGGATACTCGGTCGACGGATCAACCCTCTACCTCACCCTGAGCCCGTGTACGGAGTGTGCAAAGCTGATACTCCAGTCCGGAATAAAGCGGGTGGTCTACCGAGACCAGTACAGGAAGACCGACGGCATAGACTTTTTAAATCAATTCATACAGGTAGAAAGAAAAAACACAAAATGATAAACATTCTCTATTTCAGCACGAAGACGTGCGGACCTTGCCAGATGTTCAAACCGATCGTACAACAGGTATCGGCAGAGACAGGCACAAACATCAACTACGTAGACGCGCACGAGAACGCTGCAATGGCGCAGGCATACTCGGTCACCTCGGTTCCAACCCTGATATTCCTGAAGAACGGACAGGTAGTGGACAGAACGACCGGCGCGATGCCAAAGCACCTGCTGGTCAACAAGATAAAGCAGCACTCGTAAGATACATTTTACACGATCACAAAACAAGGTTACATTCATAAAAAAACAAAGATGGCAAAAGAAATCAACATGGGAGCTCCCAAGCTGAACATTACACTTGACAAGACAACTGCAATTACATGCGATAAATGTGGAGGTCAAGTTTTCACAGAAGGACTTATCATACGCAAGGCTTCAAAGTTTGTCACAGGCACAACTCAAGATTCAATCATTCCAATCCCAACATTCGCATGTTCTCAGTGTGGACATGTAAACCAGGAATTCCTTCCAAAAGAACTTCAGACTCAGAGCCAAGATGCCTAAGCAAGACTACGGTATAGACTACTCGAAACAGAAAGCAATCTCGTACTCTCAATATAGCATGTACAAGAACTGTCCCCACAATTGGTATCTCCAGTATGTGAAGAAGCACAAGCGTTTCGACAACTCTATAAACCTCACATTCGGTACAAGCCTGCACGAAGCTCTACAAGAGTATCTCACGGTCATGTACACAGTATCAGGAAAAGCTGCAGATTCGATGGAGCTCTTCGACTTTTTCAAACAGAGGATGGTGGAGAACTACAAGGAGGCCAAAGAGCAGAACGGAGGTCACTTCACCACCCAGGAAGAGTTCGGAGAGTTCATCGAAGACGGCTTACAGATACTAGACTACATAAAGAAGAAGAGGTCACAGTTCTTCTCTCTAAAGAACGAAGAGCTCATAGGAGTCGAGATACCAATAACTGAACCAGTAGTCGAAGAGATTCCGAACGTGCTGATGATCGGCAGCATTGACCTCATCATGAGGAGCAAGACGACCGGGAAGTACAAGGTGCTAGACATCAAGACCAGCACTTCAGGCTGGAAGGACAAGGACAAGAAGGATCAGACCAAACTCAATCAGCTTCTCTTCTACAAGCACTTCTATTCCAAGAAGTTAGGTGTTGATCCTGAGATGATTGATGTGGAGTTCTTCATAGTGAGACGCAAGGTTTACGAGGACGCAGACTTTCCCATAAAGAGGGTTCAGCACGTTATACCGGCCCAAGGCAAGATCAAGATGAAGCAGGCCGTTGAAGACCTAAGAGCGTTCGTAAAAGAAGCGTTCACCCCAGACGGCAAGCACATAGACAAGGCATATCCTAAAAATACAAACGGATGCAAGTACTGTCCGTTCAAAGACGATAAGACACTTTGCGATAAAAAAAATATCTAAAAAATATACATTGTAAACATTTTATGTATATTTATAGATAAAAGACATGTTAAATCAAGAAAGAACGCTTACCTCGTTAAAGCTACCAAAGAACATATACGAGGACTTCAGAGTTCTGACAAAGGTCAATAAGATGTATCTTCAAGACCTAACTGAGAGAGCACTATTTCTCTACATCACAGATTCAGAATTCAGACACAAGATCCACAGTACATACAATACCTACTACACAGGTAGCACATTCGTAGAGAACATCAAACAGACAAAGACGTTATAGAAAATGGTAAACGGTTACATTCCACAAAACAAGAGAAAGAAGATACTATTCCTCGGCGATGATCTCAGAATGCACTCAGGCGTTGCAACGATGTCGAGAGAGATAGTACTCGGTTCAGCACACAAATTCAACTGGGTTCAGATAGCAGGAGGAATCAACCATCCTGAAAAAGGCAAGAGACTGGATCTATCCCAAGACACAAACAACATGCTAGGAATCACGGACGCTTCGGTGATCCTGTATCCCACAGATGGTTACGGAAATCCAGACATGATCCGTCAGATTATCGAGATAGAAAAACCTGATGCGATGATGTTGTTCACAGATCCAAGGTATTACGTTTGGCTGTTTGACATGGAGGCAGAGATCAGAAAGAAGCTACCAATCACCTATCTATCGATATGGGATTGTCCTCCAGCTCCACTGTACAACAAATCATACTACGAGTCTTGCGACAGCTTCATGTGCATATCAAAGCAGACCAAGATCCTGACAGAGCTCGTACTCGGAGATAAAGCAAAGAGCAAGATTATCAATTACGTTCCACACGGTATCAACGATAAGACGTTCTTCCCGATCACAGAGTTCATGCCTGAAGCAAACACGGCGATGGAGCAGATGAAGAAGAGCATATTTGGTTCGTTTAATCCAGAGTTCGTAGTCCTCTACAACGCAAGAAACATCAGGAGGAAATCAACATCGGATCTAATCGCTGCATGGGCAAAGTTCACAGACTCCATCGGCAAAGAGAAGGCTAAGAAGTGTGCACTGCTTTTACACACGCAGAGACTTGACGAGCACGGTACAGATCTTCCAAAGGTGGTAGAGCTTCTTTGCGATCCAAGTTACCAGAAAGTTTACTTCGCAGAGGACAGATACACTCCAGAGCAGATGAACCTACTTTACAACTTGGCAGACGTAACGGCTCTTGTATCATCTAACGAAGGCTGGGGACTGAGCATTACTGAGTCCGTGATGAGCGGCAAGATGTTCATCGCAAACGTGACCGGTGGAATGCAAGATCAGATGAGGTTCGTAAAGGACGGCAAATGGTTTGAGCCAAGCAAAGACATGCCATCGAATCACTTTGGCACACTTAAAGAGCACGGAGAGTGGGCAGTGCCAGTATATCCGAGCAATCTGAGCCTGGTAGGTTCTATACCAACTCCGTACATCTGGGACGACAGGTGCGACTTCAGAGACGTTGCCAAAGCGATACAGCAGGTCTATGAGATGAGTCCACAAGAAAGACAGAAGAGGGGAATGGCAGGTAGAAAATGGGCCACATCATCAGAAGCAAAGATGACAGCACAGGCGATGGCAGATGGAGTATTTGATACGCTCACTCAGACCATAGAGAACTTCCAGCCAAGAGCACAGTTCGAATTCATAAAGATCACAGCATTTCCACCAAAAAAGATAGCACATCCAATCACATACTAGAGTTATGATAAAACCATTAGCAGTCATAAGCTGCCCGATACTCACGGCGAGCGGGTACGGAGCGCGCAGTTACGATTTCGTCAAAGCATTATACGAAGCGAAGAAGGACGAATGGGAGGTAAAGGTGATTCCTCAGAGATGGGGGAACACTGCCTGGCACAGTCCAGACGAGGAGAAGTACCAGTGGGTGAAACCGCTGCTCATTAACCAGCTCAACATGCAGCCAGACGTTTGGATCCAGATAACGGTTCCGAACGAGTTTCAACCCGTAGGCAAGTTCAACATAGGAGTAACGGCTGGCATAGAGACCACCATATGCGATCCGAGCTGGATAGACGGGTGCAACAGGATGAACCTCAACCTGGTGTCTTCTCAGCACGCAAAGACGGTTTTCGAGTCGACGACCTTCAACCAGCAGGACCAGAACACCGGACAGATCGTAAGACAGGTGAAGCTGCAGAGTCGCGTAGAGGTCCTGTTCGAGGGCATAGACCTGAGCAAGTACTCCTTCATACAGGATAACGACATTCCGGCAACGGATCTGGTCAACGCCCTCGACGGCATAGAGGAGAGCTTCTGTTTCCTTTTCGTGGGACACTGGCTGCCTGGCACGATCGGCGAGGACAGGAAGAACCTCGGCCAGACCATAGCGACCTTCCTGGAGACGTTCAAGGACAAGAAGAAGAAGCCTGCCCTAGTTTTAAAGACAGCGAGGGGAACCAACTCTATCATGGACAGAGACTCTATCCTGGAGAGCATAGACCAGATAAGGAGCACGATAAACTCGAAGGACCTTCCGAACATCTACCTCATACACGGAGACCTGGACGACGAGGACATGAACTACCTCTATAACCACGACAAGATCAAGGCGATGCTGTACCTCACAAAGGGCGAAGGATTCGGTCGCCCGCTGGCAGAGTTCTTTGTGAGCAAGAAGCCTGCGATAGTTTCGGCCTGGTCAGGACATGTAGACTTCTGCAGCCCTGAGTATGTAACATTCGTGCCAGGAGAACTCACAGATATTCACCCATCAGCACAAGCACAAAACATGCTGATACAAGGATCTAAGTGGTTTACTGCAAATATGAAGTTCGCCTCTGAGAAAATGGTAGATATGTTTGAGAACTACTCTAAGTACACAGACAACGCAAAACGCCAAGCACATCACATAAAGACAAACTTCTCTTATGATGCGATGAAAGAAAAGCTTGCTAAGTTTTTAGAAATCATACCCAAAAAAGTAGAACTAAAGCTACCTACTCTAAAAAAAGTAGAGCTGCCGTAATCCAATAAGACAGAAAAATGATAGAGACACTACTGACATGCCCGAAGTGTAAGGCTCCGGAGTCATGTACAACGATAGAAATAAACGAGACAAAGAAAGCCTACTCCTGCTTCTCGTGCGGGTACCAGACAACTGACCTCATGATAGAAGGCGAGTTTGACTTTGAGACGATGGAAGAGACGATGCCAGAACTCCACAAAGCTTGCAAATGGAAAGACGAGCTGGGCAGGATCTGGTATCCGACTACGATAAACGTTCCTGAAAAGGGCACTGTATTCTTAAATGGCACCTCAAAGGAGAACTCCTACTTCTCAGGCATAAAGACGATCCCTCTCACGAAGGAGGAGATGAAGATGCCAAGGTTCAAAGGACAGAAACACAAGTCAGATCCGAGCACGCTACAGAGCTTTGGACCGGACGGATTCTTCGAAGCATGCGACTACATCGGGATTTTTGACGTTCAAACAGCTGACTAATGACACCAACAATAAGTTACGCAATCACAGCCTGCAACGAACACGCTGAACTAGAGCGTCTTCTGACGCAGCTCGACGCAAACATAAACATAGACGACGAGATAATAGTCCAGCTGGATACTACCGCCACAGATGAAGTCAGGGGGGTTCTGGAGAAGTTTCCTCTCGTGACGAGAACAGAGTTTCCACTCAATAAAGATTTTGCAACTTTCAAGAACAACATAAAGAAGTTCGCAAAAAAGGATTACATAGTTTATGTAGACGCTGACGAGTACCTGAACGAGGACCTCCTCACGCACCTTCCGCTCATACTGGAAATGAATCCCGAGGTCGATCTCTACTACGTGCCGAGACTGAACATGGTAGAGGGACTGACGCACGAGCACGTACACAGGTGGGGATGGATAGTGGAAGAGGACGGCAGGATAAACTGGCCAGACCTTCAGAGCAGGATATGCAAGAACAAACCAGAGCTGAAGTGGATAGGAAAAGTTCACGAGAGGATAACCGGTCACGGCACGGTGTCTAGACTCCCGGAGCAGTTCTACCTGATACACCCGAAGACGATAGAGAAACAAGAGAAGCAAAACAAATTATACGAGACAATATGATTACAAAGAAAGTTTGGTACGCCCCCAACAAGTTTGAATCCTACGGAGAGGAAGAAATAAAGGCCGTGGAAGAGTGCCTCCGGGACGGATGGATCGCGGGTTTCGGACCAAGATCCATTGAGTTTGAGAAGCGCATAGCGGAGAAGTTCGGAAAGAGATACGGCGTGTTCGTGAACTCGGGATCGTCGGCGTGCCTGCTGGCGCTTGCCGCACTGGACCTGCCGAAGGGCAGCGAGGTAATAACGCCAGCGTGCACATTCTCGACCACTGTCGCTCCCATAATACAGCTGGGCTTCAAGCCCGTTTTCTGCGACGTGGACCTCACAGCGTACGTGCCGTCGGTCAAGGACGTCATTTCGTTGATTTCTGAGCGCACCAGGGCCATCATGATCCCGAACCTTATAGGTAACAAGCCGGACTGGAAAGCCTTGAAAAACGAGCTCCGAAACATCAACAGGGAGGACATAGTTCTCATAGAGGACTCTGCAGACACGATAACCCACACAGAGGACAGCGATATATCCACAACGAGCTTCTACGCGAGCCACATCATAACGGCCGGAGGATCCGGTGGCATGGTGATGTTCAACGACGAGAAGCAGGTTCACAGGGCGCTGCAGTACAGGGACTGGGGACGCATGGGCGACAACTCTGAGATAATGGCCGACAGGTTCAACCACCAGGTCGACGGGATACCGTACGATCACAAGTTCCTCTACGGGGTGCTCGGGTACAACATGAAGTCTTCAGAGATGAACGCGGCGTTCGGTCTGGTGCAGCTTGACAAGTTCGAAAACTTCAGGAAGATCAGGAGGCAGAACATAGAGAGGTACATGGAGAACCTGAAGGGCGTTAAGGAGATAGTGCTGCCAGACGACAGCATCCAACCGAACTGGCTGGCGATACCGCTGCAGACGGAGAACAGGCTAGAGCTGCTTAACTTCTTGGAAACCAGGAACATACAGACCAGGGTCACATTCGCCGGCAACGTCACAAGACACCCGATCTACAGGGAGTACCTGCAGCCGTTCGAGAACGCGGACACGATCATGAAGAACGGATTCCTGCTGGGTGCACACCACGGAATGACCACCGAGGATGTAGACTATGTATGTGATAAGATAAAAGAATTCTTCGGCAGATGAAAAAATTCGTAGTCAGTGCTCCTAGCTGGTTTCCTGGAAGCGGCGGCTTAACAATATTACACAAGTTGGTTCACATGCTGAACGACCTGGGGTATGACGCATATCTGGCGCCGTCTGGCCCATCTGGGTTGGGCTGGCACCTATCACATAATCCGTTTCAGATATCCTCCAAATACGATAAGATAAAGCTGATAACGGACGAAGTCTACAGCAATCTACAGGATGCGATAGTGGTGTATCCGGAAACATGGTACGGCAATTATCTAAATGCTCCCAATGTGGTCAGGTGGATAATGGGACCAGTTAATCCAAAATACATGACTGCTGGCAGCGGATGGGGGGTGAGATGGGATGCTTGGAAAGACTCTGATTTGTGGTTCTGGTATGCCCCGCTGTATAAAACAAAGACCTTCAGCTCTTTTGATAAGAACTTAGATAACAATCTATACCTGGGTGAATTCTACAGAGAAATTTTTTATAATCAGAATATTAACAGGACCATAAATTGCTGGACTCTGAGAAAATCAACAGGATTAATAGATCCAAAAGACTATATACACCAACCTACTGATGTATTTCTTGGGGAGATAGATGAGGCACTTCCAGATTTTGATTTCCCAGGTCAGTATCATAAGTTTGCGTACGTGCTTAATCAGACGAATATATTCTATTCGTACGATCCTTATACGTTTGTGAGTGTTCAAGCGGTTATGTGCGGAGCAGATTCCGTTGTTGTGCCAAGAAAGGGATTGTCAAAGGGTGAGTATTATGAAGGTCATCCTTTGCATCGATACCTTGCATATGGGACGGATGAACTAGATAGGGCCAGGGGAGTACGACACGAACTGAACGGTCATTTGGATTTGATAGAAAAAGAGAGTATCGATCAAATTCATAAATTTGTACAGATTTGTCATGATTACTATAAGTAATAACTTTATATGAATTATCTAATGCAATTACAGCATACTCTGCATTCAAAATTAAAAAGAACAAGAAACTAAAAAATAAAAATACAAGGATGATAAAAGTAGTTTACGTAACAGGCTGTCTGGGGTTCATAGGATCATATGTCACCCGCGCCTGCCTGCAGAAAGGTTGGTACGTGAAAGGCGTAGATAAGATGACTTACGCTGCCAATAAAGATTTGCTTGAAGAGTTCATGCAGCATCCAAACTTTTCGTTTGTGCACTGCGACATAAACGATCTCAAGTTTCTTTACGACTGTGATTACATCATAAACACTGCAGCAGAGACTCACGTAGGAAACAGCATAGCAAGCAGCACGGAGTTTGTGAAGTCGAACATAGACGGAGTTCACAACATCCTGGAGCTGATAAAGAACCACAGGGGTGAGAACTCCAGCAAACCGACCTTGATCCACTTCAGCACAGACGAAGTCTACGGGGACATAGAATCCGGAGCACACACAGAGTCAGATCTCCTGAAGCCAAGCAATCCGTACTCTGCAACCAAAGCAGCCGCAGATATGTTGATAATGGCATGGGGTAGAACCCACAAGATACCGTACATGATAGTGCGACCGACCAACAACTACGGCATAGGACAGTACGTAGAGAAGCTCGTACCAAAGACGGTCAAGTGCTTGAACCTGGAGAGGAAGATACCACTGCACAACCAAGGCAAGCCATACAGGAACTGGCTGCATGCAGAGGACACGGCAGACGCAGTGATCACTATCATAGAGAGAGGACAGATCGGCGAGATATACAACATCGCAGGGGGATTCGAACAATCCAACATAGACACGGTTATGAAAATAATCGAGAGCTACCATCCAGAGATTGGCTCCATAGATCCGGATCTCTACATAGATTTTTCGTTAACAAGACCTGGCCAGGACGTACGATACGCCTTGGATGATTCTAAGCTCAAGAAAATAGGATGGCAACCCAAAAGAAATTTTGACACGGAAATAAAAAATATCGTAGATTATTATAAAAACAAATTTATCTGGTAAATCATGGCTCAATTATTTTTAAAGACAGGTACTGAACTGAAGTACACAAAAGAACTGACATTAACCGAACTAGCAAACAGTTTACAGACTGATAAGGGTACCCTAGCTCGAGAATTTTTAACTTGGGCGCCGGCGTTTCCATCTCATGCGTCTTGGCACTATACTCCTGTGTATGAAAAATATATGGAACCCTATAGGTCCGGCAAAAAAGTTAAATTCATGGAGATAGGAATTTGCGATCAGAGATTCCCATTTGCATCACCAAAAATGTGGCTACAATATTTTAAAAATATTGAATTGTATTCTGTAGATAATTTCTGGGGACATCCATTTACCCCAGATCGTATTACAGAAATATTAAATATAGGCACTAATTTTATATATGCTGATCAAGGATCATCGGAAGATTGGGATTTCATTGTAAACGAAATAGGCAAAAATTCCATAGATTTTATAGTTGAGGATGGCAGCCATTATCCGCATCATGTAATGTATTCTTTATATAGAAGCATTGATCTATTGAAGCCTGGCGGATATTATTTTATGGAGGATATTCAAAATCCTTTAAAAAGCAGAGGCTGGTATGGGTACGATAATGCGAATGTTTTATTGGAATTCCAGAACTGGGACAGCTACGCGTCAGCATACTTAACCCAGGAAATGGCAAATGATATCAAAAGCAATTACGAACTTGTAGAAATAGTATCAGACCCGGATGAAATTAATTATTTAATTGTTTTTAAAAAGCTATAATATGAACAGCAGAGAATTTAATTGTGTAAAAATACTGACAGACCTGATCGAAAACGAGGGTCTGGTGGGAGTTAAGACGAGCTTCGAGGACGAAGGTGCAACCTTTAACGAGACCATAAGGCTGAAGGAGGTCTGCAACCAGGCCAAGACAAAAGTGACGCTTAAGATCGGAGGACCGGAGGCCATAAGAGATCTGAAAGATTCCATGGTGATAGGAGTCAAGGGCATAGTGGCACCGATGGTAGAGTCTGAGTTTGGCCTGAAGAAGTTTGTAGCAGCAACAAAAACACACATTCCGGAAGACGTCCTGAAGTCGTTGCAGCTGAACGTGAACATAGAGACCGTCACTGCCGTTGGAAACGCTGACAAGATGCTGGACTCTCAGGAAGCGATGGATCTGTATGGAGTAACCGTTGGCCGCGTTGATCTCGTGTCTTCCATGGGAAGGGATAGAGGCTATGTCAACAGCGACGAGGTCTACAAGATGGCCCACGGAGTGTTTACTAAGGCAAAGGAGAAGGGATTGAAGGCCTGCTTAGGTGGAGCGATCTCGGTGGACTCGCTGAGCTTCCTGAAGAAGCTACACTCAGAGGGACTGCTCGATAAGTTCGAAACCAGGTACGCGATATTCGATCCGTCGATAACGCTGAAGAATCTTTCAAGGGCGTTGTCCAAAGCACAAATGTTTGAGTACGAATGGCTTATGTCAAAGCACGAGCAGTGCACGATCGCTGCAAACCAGGACATAAAGCGCATACAGATGATACAGGATCGCATAAACCAATCGATATCTTACAAGTAATGAAGGTACTGATAACAGGAGGCAGCAGGGGAATAGGAAAGGCTATAGCAGAAAAATTCAGATCTCACGACCACCTAGTGGTGGCACCGTCCAGATCGGAGTTGGACTTGAGCAGAAGACCCCTGCTGCCTTCTGTAGATTTCGACGTGGTCATAAACAACGCCGGGATAAACCCGCTGAACGATCTGATGGACATCACCGACGAAGAGGTAATGCGTGTAAACTACACGTCTCCCCTGGAGATAGTCCAACAGTGTCTGCCGCACATGATGGACCAGAAATTCGGCCGGATAGTGAACATAGGTAGCATCTGGATAGACGTCACAAAACCAAAAAGATTGGCGTACAATGCTAGCAAGAACGCGTTACATTCGTTGACTAAGAGCATCACGGTGGAATACGCAGCGCACAACATAACAGCAAACACGGTATCGCCTGGCTTTATTTCTACGGAGCTGACCTATCAGAATAATTCCAAAGAGGACCTGGATTCCATAGTAAAAGGCATCCCGGTGAACCGTCTCGGATATCCGGAGGAGGTGGCCAGCCTGGTGTACAGCTTGTGCGTGAACAATAATTACATTGCGGGACAGAACATTAAAATAGACGGAGGTTATTCATGCGCAGCAAAATATTAGTACGATCAAAAATAAGAGACTACGAACTGGAATTCGTAGATTCCTACGACGAGATAAAGGAGCTGATCCATTCGGAGAACACGATAACCATAGTAGATTCGAACGTTTCCAGCTTGTATCCTCAGATAAGAAAGGACGACAACATAAAAGTGGATTGCACCGAATACGCAAAGACTATGGAGGGCGTAAGTGTGCTGCTGGCTGAGCTATCGGAGCGTAGAGCAAACATAAAAACAAAGCTTGTCGCTATCGGCGGCGGAGTGCTGCAGGACCTGGTTGGGTTCTGTGCGTCCATATACTGTAGGGGCGTAGACTACGTGCTGGTTCCAACGACCCTGCTGGCACAGACGGACAGCTGCGTAGGAGGAAAGACTTCGGTGAATTTCCAGAGCAGGAAGAACATACTCGGAACTTTCTATCCGCCAACGAGGATACTGATCAATACGGATTTCTTAAGGACCCTGGGCCACACGGACTACCTGAGCGGGCTCGGTGAGATATACAAGTTCCACATACTCCAGGGCAAGATCAGCGACTTCCACGTGAAAAACGGGATACGGGAGATGATAGAGGACAGCCTGAAGTACAAGATCGACATACTAAACCTTGACGAGTTCGACAAGGGAGAGCGTCGCTTTCTGAACTACGGACACACCTTCGGCCACGCCCTGGAATCCGCATCGCACCACGAGATACCCCACGGACTGGGAGTGGTGCTGGGCGGCATGATAGCAGCGCGTGTCGCTCGTAAGTTAGATTTCGATAATAAAGATTATAGTCTTATAATACAGAAAGGCACGGAGATGATCAGGGACAGTGGACTGGAGCTGCGGAAGGAGTGGTTCGACTTTGACGGACTGATGGCCATAGCAAAGTCAGACAAGAAGAACACCGGAAGGATGACCATGGTGTTGGTCGGTTCTGCGCCGTTTTTGGAAAATATAGAGGACCTCGATGTTTTGAGGGATTCGATAAAAGAGACTTATGAGAGTATCTGATTACGTAATAAATTTTTTGAGGGACGAGTACGAGGTGGATACCGTGTTCACGGTGTCGGGGGGAGGCTGCATCTTTTTGGTGGACTCCCTTGGCCACACCGACGGCGTCAAGTACGTGGCAACGCACCACGAGCAGGCTGCAGCGATCGCAGCAGAGGGCTACGCCAGGGCGAACAACAGGCTTGGGGCTTGCGTGGTAACGAGCGGACCGGGCGGAACTAACGCCCTCACCGGCACACTGTGCAGCTGGCTGGATTCCATACCGGTCATAGTAGTGAGCGGTCAGGTCAACAAGGAGATGACCACAAACTACACCGGACTGCCGCTGAGGCAGCTCGGGGATCAGGAGTTCAACATAATAGAGTCCGTTAGGAACATGACAAAGTACGCCGTGCAGGTGAACGATCCTTCAGAGATAAGGTTTCACCTCGAGAAGGCGTGCCACCTTGCGACTACGGGCAGACCCGGCCCAGTCTGGGTGGACATACCGCTGAACGTGCAGTCGGTGGACATAATCCCGGAGAAGCTGAAAGGGTTCGACTATCCGACGAAAACGACTCCGGACATAGATGACGATAAGGTAAACTCTGTGGTGGAGAGGTGGAGGTCGGCCAAGAATCCGCTGATGATAGTGGGTAATGGCATCAGGCTTAGCGACGGGGTCGATTCTGTGCGCGTTCTGGCCGACCGGACCAGCGTTCCTGTGATATCAGCAGTAAACGGAAACGACGTCGTTAATTCAGACTACAGGCACTATTATGGAAGGTTTGGGACCCACGCACAGATATGCGCAAACAGCCTTCTGAGCGAGTGCGACTTCCTGCTGGTGATAGGGAGCCGGCTGTACGTCAGGCAGACAGGTTACAACTTCAAGGGGTTTGCCGAGCAGGCGTACAAGGTGCACGTGGACATAGACCAGGCAGAGCTGGACAAACCGACCCTGTACACCGACCTGAAGATTTGTGCCGATGCAAAGGAGTTCATAGATTCGCTGTTGGCCAAGGAGCTGCCAGTAACCAACGAGGAGTGGCTCACCAGGTGTGACCAGCTCAACAAGGCGCCGAAGGTGCTACCCAGACACAGGAGCATGAACGGACCGATAAGCAACTACCACTTCATAGAGAGGCTATCAAAGGCGCTGCCGCAGGACCATCACGTGATAACAAGCGACGGATCGGCGAACGTGGTCACCATGCAGGTGTTGGACCTGAAAGGGGATCAGAGGCT